TCTAGACCATTTTGGTACATGGATTCTGGGTACCTTGGCAATCGCAAGTATGTTAACAATCCACGTGGTGATAAAGTGTGGCATAGGATTGTGCCAAACAATTTACAACACGGCACAGTAATCACTCGGCCACCTGATCGTTGGTGGAGACTGAACATGAGTCCTGTAGCGCCCTCAAAGAATGGTCGAAAAATACTAATTGCCGCGCCCGATGAAAAGCCATGTATTTTTTATGATATCAATTTGGATGATTGGTTGCAGACCACTGTGGAAACTATAAAACAACACACTGATCGCCCTATAGAAATAAGACAACGAGATCCAAACCGGCAAACACGAGTGGCCAACAGCATGGAATCCGCACTAACAGATGTGCATGCTGTGGTCACATTTAATTCAATAGCAGCCACAGAAAGCGTCATGGCCGGTGTGCCTGCATTTGTACTGGCACCATGCAATGCTGCCTTGCCAGTAAGCAACACAGATTTATCCAAGATAGAGTCTCCGTGGTATCCGGACAGAGATTTCTTAGAAATGTGGTTGCGACATCTTGCATACTGTCAGTTTTCCAATCAAGAACTAGCAGACGGAACAGCGTTAAGAATACTAAAGGACACATATAATGCGTGAAGATTACGGATGGTACTTTCCAGACTTTGAAACACATTTTCCCAAAATGATAGGTAAAAGCATTGGCCAAGGTGGGCCAGCAGAATATCAACTTCCAGTTCGTCGACGTAGCATTGAATTGTGTGCCAAACGAGGGACTGCACTGGATGTTGGTGCTAACGTGGGATTATGGAGTCGTGATTTGACCAAACACTTTGCCCGAGTTATTGCGTTTGAGCCTGTGGCTATCTTTAGAGAGTGTCTGGAACGGAATGTGTCCAAAGCTAACTTTGTTATCAGTCCACTAGCACTGGGAGATCAGGACACTCAAGCCACTATGATTATCACCGAAGGCAACACAGGACACAGTCACTTGGATCCTGCCAAAATGGGCACCGGCGATATTCAAGTTGTTCGACTAGACAATCTAAACATGACTGATGTAGACTATATAAAAATAGACTGTGAAGGCTACGAATACAGAGTGTTGCAAGGTGCCGAGCAAACTATAAAGCAGTGTCGCCCTGTTGTGGTAGTGGAACAAAAACCACACGATGCCTACAGCAGACAATACACCCAACATGCCGCTGTGGAGTTGTTACAGAGTTGGGGACTGGTACGGTTAGATCAAGTTAAAGATGATTGGATTATGGGATGGCGTTAATAAACAAAGATTATCAAACTCAATTACTTCGCATGCACAATGCAGGTAAATTTAACAACGGTGCCAAAGCATACGAAGTTGTCAAAGATTTTTTAGAACAACACAATCCTATCAGTGTGTTAGATTTTGGGTGCGGGCAAGGCGGGCTGATTGCCACTATAGATCAATTGCACCCAGGTATTGAACTGACAGGATACGATCCAGGCAATCCTATGTTTGAATCCTTGCCCGACAGAACATTTGATGCTGTTGTTAGCACTGATGCACTAGAACATATTGAACCAAAATTCCTAATAGACACATTAGCAACCATTGGCAATCTAATGGAGCGTTGCGGATGTTTTAGGATTGCGTGTTACCCTGCAAAGAAAAATTTACCCGACGGCCGCAATGCTCACTTGATTGTAGAGTCGCCAGACTGGTGGCGTGAACAATTACTCACACATATGAAAATTAAAATTGCAAAAGAATTTGTATCTGTTGTGGATAAAACGCACAAGTGGCCGTGGGTAAAAGGTCACAACTATGACGTTGTGGTCTACAAATAAGGCAAGAAGTGCTGATAGATTTTTCCACTTGCACCATCAGCATCACTCCAATGCGCAGTTGCTAGGTCATTGACCCATTGAGTTTTGTCAAATGTTCTAGGTTGTTCAATCTTTGAAACATCGTGTTGTGCCACTTTCCATGTGACTGCACTAGGATCGTCTACAAACACAGGTACTCCTTCAAGTGCGGCTGCTACACTTGCTGAACTGTTAAAAAACACTGCGGAATGTGCTGATTTTAAATTGTCTATTAATTTAGATTTTTCAGGATGTATTACACTTACCTGTTGTTTCATGTATAATTTGGTGTGAAATTGTGCAAACTCTTTCATGTCAAATTTTCCTGGATGTGGACGTATCACAATAGGGCGAGCAGTGTACTGCCGTATTTCAGTTATTTTATCTATTAGCCATGCCATTGGGCTTAATGTTTTCATTGCAAATCCGCCATCACGTTGCATGCATATCAAAATATATGTGCCATCTAGCTTGAGAGGCTGTAAGCTAACGCCCAATGTTTGTTGTATTTCATCCCATTTTGCAGAAGAACTATTTTTATTGGCATACTCTGCACGGTCATAAAAAGGGCCGCCAAGACTATAACGCAAATATGTTCCACTGTCGTCAAGGTATTTGAAACAACTGGCATCAATGCACATGGTTTTGTATCCACGAGTTTTTTGACTTGCAATGATTTCTTTGCGTAAAACAACATTACGACCGCCGGATGTGTCGGGTGTGGCCCATCCTAGTATAACTGCCAACTTGGCAGGTTGATACTTGTACTCTCGTTGAACTGTTAGAGATGCACCAAGTGTTTTTACTCCTTGTGCAAAGTTTTCAAGGCAAGCCACTTTTCTTGAATGCTTGTATGCATTGGCCACACTAGAGATGTAAACTGTTACATCAGTTGTCATTGAGAATTCCCCAGGCTGTACCATCTCTCATTTCTATCTCAGTGAACTGACAGTAACTCATGTGTCTAGCCCATGCCTCAACTTCGTCCATGGTGGGTATTTTTAAATTTTCAATTTCCATTACTGATTGACTACACAGTGGTGCGGCAGCATTCGGCCCTAGTGTAATAGCAGGTTTGCCACACAGTATTGCTTCGCCTGCTGCAATACTAGAAAATGTAACTAAACAAAATATATCATTCTGCAAAGCTGATTCTATGGTATCAGTAGTAAGGCGAGTGCTGCGACCTTGTTTGAGTCTTATAACAATTTCTCTATCAGTATAAACACCAATTTGATTTATAGTGGCTTCTAACCAGTTGTCAAGATTGATGTTGTATACGTTTAGTAATTTTTGGCTAGGCGGTGCTAACAATATTTTGCTACCAGTACCGCGAAACTTGGTAAACTTAACACCAGTTGCTGCCAATCGATCAGCAGGTCGATCAATTATGTTGCCAAAATTTTGCAAATCGTTTTTGGTTATGCGATGGAATGTTTTTTTCTTTCCATTGCCAAAGTATCCAGTATCAATGTAATAAAAGTCTCTGCCCGCGTCGCGGCAAGCTACCATTTCTTTGCGTTTGGTAATTCCACGCAATACCACCGGAGTCATATTGAGTTCTTCTTTTGCCCAGTTGCTAATTCTTCCCCCAGCTCCTTGAACAAAACTTTGCAGTATTGGATCGTACATGTGTCCTTTTTCCTTATACTTGGTTTCGCCAGGATCCATAGCAATTGCTGCAACTGTGTCTTGACTGAGGCGATGGAGGGATTGAATAAGCGTATCTGCTGTGACACCGTAATATTCGCCAACAGCATCAACACGATACTTCAAGATATCTCTAAACAATTTGTGTATGTCAGGAGGCACCATGTCAAGTACATGCAGTGGTAGCGGTGCTAATTCTTCGTCATCATCGCTCATACATCTCTCTGTTGGCAATAATCAGTGAGCATGCGTTCTCGATGCCACTCGTTGCCTTGTGGTGTGTCAGCAAACTCGTGAAAGCATGGAGTGCCCAAGGTATAGTGTAAGAGCTTGGCGTCGGGGTTTGGCCCGTATTCATCGGGCAACCAATTCCATTCTAAAGGCAATTTGCCAATGCGAGCGTCATCTAGCCAGGAGAACCTATGCAACTCGGCGCCAGTGGCTGTTTGCACAAATTCTGGCGTGAGACGTCTGTTGGGGTGGCTATTACAATTCCACAGTATAACACTTGACCAGTTCTTGCGTGGATAATCTTCGTTTTTAGATCCAAGATATTTTTCAGTCATCTTAGTTTTGTAATCGTGCTTGACCACCATAACATCTTTGTTGAGTTCTCGCAATTGCCAAAGTTCCGCAATGTCTCCGCGCACAATCATATCACCGTCAATGAATACTGCCCACCCATCATACTGCATAAGATATGGCACAAGGAATCGTGTGTAGATAAAGTGATTGCTACCGTCAGTGTGTGTTTCACTATATTCTGTGAACAAATTCAATGCCACAGGCACAATGGCCACTGGCTGACTGCTGTTTCGAATAATAGAATTTACACAGGTATGATATGCAATGGCTTCACGCGGATCATACCCAACAAAAATTGGAATTGGTTTCATCTGCGCTCAATGTCCTCTTCTACACAATCTTCTCCAAACTGTATTTCAATCAGTTTGAGTGGTCTATCAGTTTCGTTACACAGTTGGTGCCATTCGTTGCGATTGATCCAACAAGCTTCATGCACAGTCATGTGGTCTTTGAGGTCTCTGTCTGTGCTGGAATCCAGTGTGTATACTGTGGCCTCACCTTCGGCCACAAACCAGAACTCTGTTCGCTTGTCATGCCGTTGCATGCTTAAACAAGTTTTGGGTGTGACGGTGAGTTCTTTCAGTTTGGTATTGGCACCAACTTCGTGTAGCACACGATAGTATCCCCAGGCTCGATCTGTCTTGGGTGTTTTCCATTCTTCAAGAATCCATGAACTAGAATTCTTTTTATCTTCGCCGCCTGCACCAAACACAAATTCTAAATTGGCATCTACCACATCCATTTCGGGAATATTTTTGTCAGTGCGATCGCCTCCGTTGGCAAATACCAAGGTCGCATCAGGATAGTGTGCTCGTACCTGGCGGATAAATTCTTTGGCCGAGCCATCTGCATCATCAAATGTGTACACTTCGTCAACCATGGCAAGATTGTTTATCACACACAATCTTTCCGTCCAATGCATAAACGGCCTACCTTTTTTGCGTGTGAGCCATTCATCCGAATTGAGCCCTACAATTAACATGTCGCCCAGTGTGCGGGCAGCTTTAAAATAAGCAATGTGTCCAGAGTGTAGCGGATCAAAGCCGCCTGTAACAAGTACGATTTTCATACTGTTATGTAT